ATGATGTCGCTGTGGATGTGTTTATATTCCAAATCGGCTTTTTGGTTGCGTCTTCTTCCGGCGCATCCGCCGTGCTGTTGCCGTACATCAGCCAGATGTCGTGTTCAATCCAGCGCACAATCGCCTTTGCAGCGTGGGACGCCATTGACGTTCCACGCTGAGCCCGCGTCACGCCCGTGATTTTGTAGTTTGTCGTATCCACGCCCGTAAACGTGAATAACTCATTATCAATCAACACCATCTTATTTTGCACCGACGCCAGCGATTTGAGAGCGGTTGAATTTGCGGTTGTTTTTTCCAACACGATTTCGCTGATTGCGCCACTACCAGCAATAGCAGTACCAAGCGTCATCTCAATTTTTGGCGCAAAACTGATAGTCGCAATCACGCTCGTGGTGGTCGTATTCATCCCGACCAGCCAGCGGCTCACGGGCTGGCCGTCCACAATCACCCAAATATCATCGCCGTCCGCCTGACATTTGCCCGCGCCAATCAACGCCGCAGTGTTCAGATTGCCGTTACAGATATGCACTGGATAATTTGGCATGGCGTTGCTGGTCGGATTGTATGCCCGTATCCAGCGCGCATAGCCGAAACCGCCCGCTTTGGCATTTCTCGGCGTGACGCAGATAACCGGTTTTGCCGGACGATTGCCGCCAACCGTCAGCGCGTGACTCTGCCCGCTCGCCGTCACTGTCCACGAATCGCTATTGCCGCCTTTGCGCCAAACACGGTCAGGCGTCTCAAACGTCAGCACATCGCGCCCCCCGTTATACACGTGCCGCACTGGACGCGCCATGACGTACCAGTCCACATTATTCGAATCTGTCCCAATCAGTTGGCGCAAATCTGGATTAATTATGTCAATCGCCGTAATCATCGCGTTACGGCTCGTTTCATTTAGCCCAATTACACTCACAATCAGATAATCGCCATCCCGCGTCATCCCGCCTGGCGCAGGCGCGGCGGTTGCGCCGCGCTTTACCATCTCGCTACTCACCGCAGGCTGCAACAACGGATTGTCCTCGTCCGCGAGAAACGCATTGCTAAATGTATAACCATCGAATGATTTGATTTTCCAAATCATTTCCGTAACTCCCGCAGCACGTCCCGCATCGTCTGCCCATTTTCAACGCGGAATGTCACCGGCGCGTAGAACGTGGCTGCGCCAACCCCAGCCGGTTGAAATGTTCGCGCTGGCTGTACAGGCTGTGCCGCAAACGCCATGCGGCCTGCTGTGAACGTCATTGCCGATTCCAATTGAGGTATACGCGCTTGAATACCATGCGCCCAGCCTTTTATGATGTTTCCGGCGATTTCATCCCGAAATAGTTTGGATGGCGATTGGATTTTCAAAAACCCTTTCGCCGCATTCAACGCGGCTTGTGCCGCTTTTTTCACGGCATTTTCGAGCGCGCCCACACCATTTTTTACGCCAGCAATTAAACCGTCAATAATGGCTTTTCCTAACGCTGTCCAGTTCGTTGTTGTGAAAACACTAATCGTATTTCGGATAATCGCCACCACCGCCGCCTTGATTCTAGCCCACGCAGTACTCACAATCTGCGCCAGCAATTTCCACACCGCATCCCACGCCTGTCGCAGATTCGCCCCAAACGCATACCAGTCGCCTCTCATTGCCGCTTGAAACGCCCGCACAATTCCCATTACCACTGGCAGCACCGCCGAGACGACCGCCTGAATGCCGCTCCACACTGCGCTCCATATATTTTTCAATGTTTGCAATGCAACCGGAATATTAGTCCGTAACCATGTCACCACATGCGCGAGTATCGGTTGCAGCCATGCCCACACCGCCGCCGTTTTTTCCTGAATCCCGCCCCAATCCTGCTGCCATGCAACAGCCAGCAAACCCGCCAAAGCGATAATCAAGGTGATTGGATTTGATAATGCGGAAATCAATCCGGCAATCGCGCCGATGATAGTCAACGCGCCAAACGCAACCGCCATACCAGTCAGCGCGGCAATGATAGCGTCTTTATTTTCCGAAATCCATTGCAAGCCCTGCTGAATAAACGGCGCGATTTTCGCCCACAAATCGCCTAGCGTTGGAGATAGCGCGGACAGCGCATTGCTAAACTGCTCCGAGAACAGCCCGGCGGTAAACAACGCCTGTCCGATGTCAATCAGATGTTTTGTAAAATCTCCCAGTTTTTTTCCAATCTCGCTCAACCGTTCCAGCCCCGGCCCCATCATCCAGTCGGTGAATTTGCTGACGACCGGTTGCAATGCGTCAAATACGCCAGCAAACAACGTCCGCAATCCAATCTTTTTCACGTCTCCCAGTGCGCCCAGCATTGCCGTCCATGAACCATGCATATTGTCAACGGAGCCGGAGAATTTATTGGATTCGCTGATGAACGCATCAATAAACTCCTGCCCCTTGATGGATTTTTTGCCAACGTCCTCCCACGTTAGCCCCATTTTTTTTAGAATATCGTTAACTGGAATACCGGCATTGATGAGTTGCCTCAAATCCTGCGCGGAGAGTTTTGTGCTTCCAGCAATCTGCGATAATGCCAGGCCCGCGCCCGCCAGATTCTCGCTGGTCAATCCGGTTGCCGCCGCCATGTCCAGCAGAGATTTTGTCAGTATTTTTGCCTGGTCGCTGGTCGCTCCCATCCGCATCTGCATTTGGAATACCTGCGCGACGGTCTCGGTTGGGAATGGGGAGGCAATACCTAATTTCTGAATCCATTGGAGCGTATCCTGCGACGCGCTATTAACCAGTTTGAGCGCGTCGGCCATCGAGAGCGTGGAGTCTTTCGCCATTAACTCATTTGCCATCAGCGATTTAATTGAAAACCCCAACTGCTCCCAACTAACCGTTGCCTGCAACGCGTCACTGCCGAGACCGATAATCGCCTGTCCGGCCTGCTGGACGGCATTATAAAGCAACTGTCCCGTGAATATGCCAAACGCGGACATGCCCGCGTTTTGAATTTGCCCCATCGCTTTGCGAATACCTTGCACAGCGGGATTTGTATTTGCGCCAATGACAACTTCTAATTCAGCCGCTCTAATTGCCATGTTTCATCATCTCCGACTCAGCCTCTTCCGCAATCAGGGCGATTTCCATCCACCATACAGGTTGCGTCATCATCTCCCACGGAGGCACGCCGAGATAGCGCGCCGCGCGGATAATTCTGTACCAATCGGGACATTTACCAACTTGCCCGCCGGAAACCAGCCAGCGTTTCAGTTCCCGGCGGTCTGCGGGTTTGGGCGCATGTCCTCGGCAATTGCCTGAAATATCGAAATCATTATTTGCACAGGCAGTTTACCTAAATGCGTCTCATCTAGCGGATAAGGCTGGTTGTTGTCATCCATAAGATTCCACGACACAACGAGCCGCTGTAATATCTGCGCCAGTGCCGCCGCTGGTCGTTCCTGCGCGCCAACGATGGACTCTTCCAGTTCCGGCGTATAAGCGCGGGTGTTATATTCCACCTCCAACGGTTCGGACGCGCCGAGTTCAATTGACAGTTTGCGCGTCTCTTTAGTCAAGTCGCTCAATTTGATTGACATCGCGGCTCCTACAATGTTTGCACGGCGTTGATAATGTCAATCTGAAACGCCTTGCCCCAGGTGGAATCATGGATACCGGCCAGCGTCCACTCGACAAGATAAATACCGTCACTATCAGAAAATTCACCAGCCTCCGTGATGTTGGCTGGAAAATCAATCTGGAATGTGTAATTGTATGCGCCTTCAATGACATCGCCGACCGCTTTGAGTCTGAACCATTTGGTTGCGGCGTTTCGCATCTGCGTAATCAATCCAAGCCCAACCGAGTCGGTGGCAAGCGATAGTTTGGCTTCCAGTTTCGGTTCACTTTCAATCAGCACCGGATTTTGTCCAATCGGCCACGCCAGCGCGTTTTTGTCGGTCAATCCCCATGTCAACGCAAAGCCGCGCGTCAATTCTGACGCGCTGTCCAGTCCCGCCCGGCTGTCTGCCATGTAGAGATTGAGATGCGCTGGCAGCACTGGCTTCGGCGTCATGCTGGTCGGGCTGGCGGTCATGGTAATGCCGGTCTCCAACGGCTGCCCGATTGCATCACCGGAAACGGAGACTTCGTCCCGCTTGAACGTAAATTCCAGCCCCTTGATTTTCACACCAGCGGAACGCCATGCGGACGACGCATCACCCTGCTCGACTGTGAATGTTTTGCCAGCGTCTTCGCCAAACGTGTCGCTGGTAAACGTCCATTTATACGCGGATGTCGCGCCCTGCTGTACCGGCGTTGGCTGGCTCAATAGCGAAACGAGCGGATATAAAATCTCGTTATAGGTCAACTGGTCAGCCTCCACTTTCGCCTCTGACCACTCCTTATTCACAACCGCCAATGATGGATATTTACTGCCAATTGGTTTCAGCGTTTTGCTATCCGTTTTGATAGCGGGGGTGATGGAGATTGATGTCAGTTTGCGATTCGCGGCCACTGCCGTTCCCGACGTGGTCTCAATCCCCAGTTGCACTGTTTGAAATATAGTTGCTTTTTCGGCCATTTCAGCCTCCTGTTATTGCGTAAACAATCGAAATTCCAAAATGATGGATTTATACAATGTATCGCCGTCCTGCTCCATCAAACGGCGCGTATCCTCATACACCGCACCGATGACTCCCGTCCCGCTGGATTGATGCAGGACATCGCGAACCTGGTCGGCAATGGCCTCCAATCCCGTGTAACTCGGCTCATTCGTCCATAGCGCAATCTGCCATAATTCGCTATCCATGATTTTATCCACAGACAGATTGCCGATTTGACGGGAGGCGATAAACGTGATGACCGCCAGCGGATACTGTACCCCTTGCGGCGCAACGTCCATATAGACGCGGCCGCCAAGCAGCGCGGCTAACTGGCTGTCTGTTGTCATTCGCTCATAGAGCCATCGGTCGGCGTTCAGAATAGTCATCGCAGATGTTCCTCAAGCCGTTGCATGGCGGCAAAAAACGCAGGCGCAACTTTTTCGGCGGCGGGGCGCATATAGGGCTGCGCTCGCTGACGGCGCGTGCCAAACTCAACATAGATGGCGTAATCCGTATGCGGCGCAATAATGGCTTTTGTCGTTGACGGAAATTCGCTGGTGATGGAGTTTTTGAGTTTGCCAGTGTCCACAGGCACAACCGATTTAGCATTCGCCTCCACATCAAACGCCGCCTTGCGGATGATGGCGGATACCGCCTCCGGCAATCGCGCCGCAATGCGCGGCAGGTTATTGTATTTGATGACAATCCGTGCGCTCATTTTTTCCGCGCCGCCTTTGTCTGTCCCTGCATCCGCGCCACTGCCTGTCTCATTGCCGTATCATGCGCGTCCAAACGCTGGGACACGCGGTCCAACATGGCGGCAATCCGCTCCAATGTCGTCTCCGCCGCTGTTGCCTGCTGATGCAGAAATTCGCGCCATTGTTCGTCGCGCCGCGCGGAATAAATAGCATTACGCCTGTCCATTTCCAGCACGAACCACACGAACACCGCCACGATGGGGAGTTGCGTTAATAGATTCTCCCAGTTCATACGCGGTCATCCCCTGACCGCGCTTTGGGTGGCGTCGTACAGGCCGCTGGCGGTCAACCCCAGCGTCAAGCCATACACCAGTGCGCTGAACCAATCACTAAACGTGAACAGCGATGATTGAGCGTACCAATAAGCCACGCCAACAATTGTGCCAATTATCAGACTGACCGCGTTTATCGTTTTACCCTCGACACCGAATCGTTTGACCCATTCGACCAGGGCGATAACCAGAACCGTCAGAGGGACACCGTTGACAATAGGATTCATTTTTCACCTCACAGTTTGTTAACCAAAATACGCAGTGCTGTTTTTTCACTGCGCTCGTAGATTGTTTTTATTTCGTATTGCGCGCCGTTGATTTGAAGCCGGTCGTCCTGCCGCAAATCAACATCATGGGGGAGCGTTACGATGTATTCGTTATCCGCCCTCACCGCTCCGCCGCGCACAGTTTCGCCGCCTTGACTTGGAGCAATGCGCCCCTTTGTAGTGGCGGCAGTCTGCCATGTCTCTGTCCAGCCGCCCGCGTTGTCGCTCGTCCGCGTTAGCCGCTGGACATACACCGTTTCCGGCATGAATTTGTTTTGTTCGTTTCTGATTTTCGCCAAATCACCAGACATCTGCACGCTCCTGTTTTGCCGTGATGATTTTTTGTTGTTTGCGGTATTGCGCGGCCAGTTCCAGCAGAGCCGCCCGCTTTTGCGAGCGAGACAAACCAGCCCCGTCCGCATTGACATCGTATTCCAGCGCGACTTTTCCAGCCCACATTTCCAGTAAATCTACAGCCGCGCCGTAGGGGTCGTATATTTTTCCGCTGACGAGTACAGCAGTCTGATGCGCTGCAAAAGACCAGCGTCCGTGTATCGGGTCGCTGGACGATGGAGTCAATGAACCATAACTGCCGTCATACAATGCGGCGTCCGATTCCCAGTACAACTCATCGCTGTACCAGTCTCGGTATTCGACATTTCTAGAAACGACGGTTGGCAGTGGTTTGAGTGGGAAATAGCGAAAATCCCAGCGGTAAACGTCCAGCGACCGTTCAATCTGGTCGTCGGTAAATGTCTGTTCCGCGCCGGACGGGTCACCAATCAAATCACGCGTCAGGCTGATGAGATTACTCATAGAGGCTCGCGGCATTGATTACTCCATATAAAACGGGCGGCGGTGAGCAAGGAGAAGAATTAGAGGACTCTGCCGCCGCCCTGCAATCGGGGCGTCTTATGACAACACTACGACGCCAGCCGCATCGCGCAATTCTGCGACACCATAGAGCGCGTCAATCGTCACCTGCACGCCGAGATAGGTCGGGTTATAGGCGGATGTCACGCGCACAACCAAACCGCTGTCCGGGTCGCGCACAGCCGCAGAACGAGCGCCTGCGCCAGCAGGCGGTTCAGGAAGCGCACGCATAGCAAGGATAGCAAATTCAGGATTGAACGCCAGATTCTTAACTGAATCAGGCGTACCGGAAACAACCGGAACCAGTTGGCTCATCCAGATGGTGAAACCGTACAGGTTGCCGAGCGCGCCCTGAGCAACAGCCTCCGGGCGTGAATTGGCAAAATACGCCGACAGATTGCTGTCTGCGAGTAATGCAATTTCGTCCTTCGGCGAGACCACCAGATGGCGCGGCGAGAGAGGGACTTTATTGTCATTCAATGCCTTGCGCGCCGAGCGGATGGTTGCAGCACTGATGTCGGTGCCGCTGGTGCCGACGCTGGTAGACAGGCCGGAGTACAGCGCAAACAAATCCGCTTCAATCGCCTGACCGATGGCCGGGACAGCCGCAGTAATATACCTGTCCATCAAATCCTGATTCGCCTGCGCACGGGCAGGGTCTTCAATCAAGAATGAAACTTCCTTGTGCTTGTTCAACGTAACGGAAATATCCGCTCCGCCGGACGGGGTTTGCAGAGTCACCGCAGTGTTGGTTGCCTTGTCGTTGGCGGTAAACGTGCCGGGGTAGGGGATGTGCAATACATCGCCGACCTGGAACGTTGCCACGTCGGTATCTTTGGTCACGAGTTTCGCCAACACGATGTTGGCGCGCAAAACCTCAAGCGCGCGCTGCGCCCAAATTTCGGGAATAAACGCGCTTGCGGTTGTGGTAGTGATATTAGCCATTTTTCACCTCAATTAATCTTCTGTGATTCGCCCCTCCCGCATGGCCTGCATGATGGCGTCACGGTTGGCGGCGAAAAATTTTTGGTCGCGCAACTGCGAACGCGTGAAGACCTGCTGCCCGGAAATGCGTCCCTGTGCCGGGTTGGTCGGCGACGGCATGACACCGCCCGAAGCCACAAGATACGGCTTCTTTGCCGCCAGTTCCTTGAGTATTTTCGGAATGTTGGTTGGCTTGCCGTCATCGTCATACTCGACCTGTTTCGGCTCAATCAGCCGATATGCCACATCCGGGTCAATGCCCAGTTGGGACGCCTGCAATTTGACCTCATATTCCAGCGTTCTCGCCTGGAGGGTTTGCTGGTATTCAGCCTCTTTGCGTTCCAGTTCCGCAAGCCGTTTCTGGAGTTTTTCCTGCTCGGTCATTTTGGCTTCTTCATCCATCTTGACCTTGCCTTCCAACTCTCTCAATCGCTTGCGGTAGTCAGCCGCTTCTGCGCGCAGTTTGCGTACATAATCAGCGTCAAAACGTTCCTGTTCCTCCACCGCCGGGGTGTCGGTTTGTTGTGCAACCGCCGGGGTTGCGCCATCGTTGACCGCCTGGGTCGTTTGTTCGTCAGACATTATCTTTACTCCATTTCTTCGTCATTATACACTATTTCAGCAACTGGTATAAACTTTTTTCATAACGCATTGTTCCCCATTTTTTCGACCACCTCCTTCCCACAACGTCGCGCAGTTCAAATTTACCGTCCCGCCACGCGTTATATTTTGTCAATCCCAATATGGCAATCTGCTCATCCTGAGACAATCGCTCGAATAACGATAGTCCCGCCTCTATCACCGGATTGGTATCAGGAATGTCAGATAAATCAATTCCGTACCTTTCCCCAATTTCCGCCCATGTCGCCGTTTTCGGTATCATGGCACATCGTCCGTTTGGATGGTCGTCCAGTATTTCGTTTATGCTGTGTTCCGTTCCGTGCATAACCCAGCACGCAATACATGTCCGCAAATCCAGAGCGGCGTGCCATATCCAGCCGGACACGATGTCACTGTTTGCCTGATAACTCGCCCGCGTTGCCTCACGATGAGCGCGTAATGTCTCCGTGCGCGCAATTGTCAGCGCGCGGCTCAATGTCGTTCCCAGCGTGCGGCGCAATTCCCGCGCCACCTCACGCGGATTCTGTCCCAGTAACATGCCGCGTACCAGCGTATCTTCTGCGGCCTGCGCTCCGCTGGCAGAAATGTCCATCAGCAACTCATGCAGTGGACTGTCCGCCTGCAACATGCCCAGCAGCGTCTCCACACTGCGGCGGTCTATCCGATTCCAATCAATCGTCAATCCGGCGGGCGGCTTGCCCAGTATGCGGCGGGTGAGTTCCTCCGCGTGACGCTCGGCGGCGGTAATGGCCTCCATCTGTTGCGTCCGTATTTTGCCATCCGCATATTGTGCAAATGTCCGTAGTTCGCGCTCTACCTGCTCGCGGAAAGAACGCGCCCGATTATATTGATAAATCCACGCGTCAGACGGTCTCTCTCCGCGCGCCTTTGCCGCCTGATATTCGGCGTCCAACCGGTCGAGTTCGGCTTTGATTCGCTTCCATGCATCTCCATAAACGCGCACCATCTCGCTGGCCGCGCTGCGTTCACGCGCCAGCAACTCACGGCGGAAACGCTCGATGACCGAGAAAATTTCACCTTCCGGCATTATTGCCCTTTATCGAATGCGGTAAGCAGTTGCTCACCTAAATCCGCTCCGCTCGCCGATTTTTTCTGTTGTTCCAGCGCGGGGTCATAACCAAGTTTTTGCAACAGCGTATCCGCGCTCACGCCCAACTGCTGGTCAATCAATGCGGTCTGCCGCTCCTGCATTGGGTCGGATGGCAGTAACTCCGGCCAGTGGATGATGACGTTATTCTCATCGCCAAACCCGCCGATAGCCAGCAGGCGGCGGTTTAGTTCCGTCAGCATGTCGCCATATAGCAGCCGTTTCGTGGATGTTTTTTCTAATAGCGGCTGGTATAAAATTTGCAACGCCGTACCGGATAACGCGCCGATGTTCTGCATGTTACCCGTTGCCACCTCCGGCACGCGGCTGATTTCGTGCATTGCCTGGCGCAGACGGTCGAGATAAGCCAGACTGGACGCCAAATCACTTTGCATTTCCAGATTATGCAATTCGGCGTTATCGCCCGGCAATACCACCGTCTCGTCAACGCCAATTCTCAGTTCCTTCGCCGCGAACCCGCGTCCCCACGTTTTCGGGTGAGCATGAAATCGGATAATGCGCGCCGTGTTGCTGGCAATGAAATTGATAGCGCGCAGTATCTCCAATACGTCATCCTCTAAATCGCTGCAACCCCAAAACTCGCCAGGCGCAGGCAGGTTTTGGCAATCAACAATCGGACTGAACGCATACGGCCAAATGCTCTCGTTGATGGTCGTCCAGATGAGCCGCTCCATGTCGCCAATCTGGTCGGTGATTTTCCATCGCAAATTATCACGCTCGATAACCTGCCGCACGCCAATTGGTTTCTGCGTCTGCGGGTCGCGCGCCATGTATGCAATCTGATAACTTAATATTGTCTGCAAATCGTCCGGCGCGGTAGAGACCGTGACCGTCTCGCTGTCAATCGGCACCAGGCGCGGGTACGGCTGGCCGGGGACGATTTTGACAAACGAATGTCCCGTCACGCCGCCAATCATGGCAGTGGTTTGTAACAGGCTCATTTTGCGGTTCGCCAGCCAGACAGAATCCAGCCACTCCTCCGCCTGCGTCTCCTGCGCTTCGTCCAGTTCAAATTCAACATCCTGCCCAAACAAAAACGAAACGCCTTTGTCCACAATCATGCGGGCGTAATTAAGTTTAACATTATCGTCAATCTGACCGGCTTTGACCTTCAGCACCGGCGACAGTTTGCCGTAATACGCCTCCCAGCGTTTGCGAATAATCTCAACCCTCGATTGTTCGTCTTTGCCCAGCAAATCCAACAGCCCGCTATAAATTGCATTCGGCAGCATAATTTACCTCCAGATACTCTCCGCATATTCTATTTGTTGCGGCTTCGCCAGCGAATTGAATGCACCGCTGGTGGCGTCCACAATGTCATCATGTTCGGCTTCAGGGAAAGCGCAAATCTCATCCAGCCATGCCGAATTCCATTCGCCGCGCAACAGTTTCACCTTGCCCTGTTCCGCCCGCGCCAGCCATGTATTGGCGCGTGCGATTTTGTCGGCCAGCGGCGTCACGCCGCGAAATGAAATATCTGCCAGCCCCGGTTCGGCGCGCAGTAAATCCAGCATTCCGCGCTGGACGCCCGCCGTCTCCACCGATTGCAAAACAGCCGAACCGTCTGCCCGCGCCGTTTGACTGATGATACGAATCAATGCAGGCCACTCCCAGCGGCCATATACCACGTCCAGCACGTACACCGTACCGTCATCTGCCATGCCGATTTTTACGCCTGCGGAATAGTCGCCCGTCGTTTTCTGAGTTGCGGCCAAATCCCAATGTCGCGCCTGCGCATTCAGCATCGGTGCGCGCTCGACAATCTCGAACCATTCGCGCCGGAACATTGCGCCGGATAATTGCACAAACTCCGCGCCGTATTCCTGACGAAACACCAGCGCGGGCAGTTCGCGGCGCGCTGACTCAATTTCAGCGGGGTCGAGAAACGGATTAGCGGATGATGGCAACTGCCACGATTGCCAATCTGAGTCTTTATCCGCCATGCGGAATAAATCATAAAAATAATTGAATCCGCCCGGCGTGCTGATGAATAGCGCGCGGCCTTTGCGGTCGGTCAATGCGGGACGGATTTCCTGCTGCCAAATGCGCTCCAATTCGCGGATATGCGCCGCTTCGTCCACAACGACCAGCGACATGCCCTCGCCGCGCAAACCGCCCTCGCTATCTGCGGAACGGACGGCAATCCAGCCGCCGCCGTATTCAATGCGCCCGCTCCCGCGCTGGATGATTGCGCCTGGTATCTGCCCGGCTAACTCTTCAAACAACCGCCAGCCTATCATCGCTTTGTCGTGCGTCGGCGCAATCCATAACACCGCACCGCCTTGCAACATCTCCGCCAACGCAAGCGTGACGGCCAGCCTTGTTTTGCCGAACCGCCGCCCGCAGCATACGACACGAAAGCGCGCATCACTGTTCTGTATCTCCGCCTGTGCTTTGTGCATTCGCGGCAGACGTACCGTCCGCGCGTTTTGTGTCATCGTCATCATAAGTTCGCCATTCCAGAATAATCGGTTTCCCGTCTGTGGTAATGTCTTGTTTGACCGGCGCGTCCATGCCGGTTATCTCGCTCCGCCGTTTACTGATTCGTAAAAATCTGTCTATTGCCTGATTGTCGCCCTGCACCACACGCGGCCAGATGGACGCCTGCGCCGCGTCCAGCCGCGCCAGTTCAGTGACGCGCAAAACATCCGCATCCTCAGCCGTCTTTTCGCGCACTTCCGCCAGCGCAACCGTGACGTGTTTCCACGCGGCCTGCGGCGTGATACCCAGTTCGCGGCCTATCTGCTCATAGGTTGCGCCTGCAATCCGCAACGCGACGGCCTTCCGCCTGCGTTCTGCGGCGGCGGCTCGTTTCGGATTGGTGGGGGAGTTTGCGTTCTGCATTTATCAATCACCTTGCATCAACTTCTTGAAAATCATTTTCAGAATTTGTATTACATTTGATTAACTTCATTCCGTATTCATTTATACCCTGCGGTATAACAATGTCAGGTTTAGGAATTAATTTATTTGCCTTAAAAGGCCGATAATCAACTTGATGCTGCCACCGCCCCCATTTTCTCGTAATTTTTACTACGTCGGGATGTTGCTGCTGCAAGGAAAGCGCCATTAATAAACGGCCATCCTGCCCATTCGGGAGTTTGTAAAGGCTATCTGTATTTCCGCCTTTCATTCTCATTGTAGCCGTTTTTTTACAAACAAATGCTTGTATAAGAAAAGTACACCACCCGTCTTTGAGCACTCGGAGACTTAAATCCGTATCTTCATTATATCGCCCGCGCCATCTATAAGGAATGTCATTCTTAATTAAAATGCACGAATATATCCTTGTATTCAACAAAAACGGTTTTTGTTTTTGAGATACAGGTACAAACATTTCGTATTGTAACCCTGCTAATGCAATATTTTCATATCGATTAGCCCAATCTTCAACTACTTTAAAACATACTCCATCAGTAACAATTATTTTTTTATTCAAATATATCCTTGCAAACCATCTAATATTATCGTCTAATATCCAGTGACGTTCCGCTCCAATGCTTATAGAATGCTCCCACACCCAATTTCTGGCAGGTATACTACCTTGCCCTAAATTAGAGAAAGGCAACACAAGGATTTTGGCAGGGTCAATTACTGCGGCATAATTATCATATTCCTGTGGCTCAACAACGATATGGTAAGGCACTTTCATTCGCTCAAGCGCCTTACTCGTTAAACGACTTTCCCACCTGCCTTTTGAAATAATATATACAGGATATTCAGGATTCATCTTTTTTTTCTGTTGTAAATACAAGGCCTGCTTTTGTGCCTAATTGGTCAGATAATTCTTTGGGTCTTTCGGGATACCATATTGAACGTGTTTTTTCAGTAATCTTAATACCAAGTTTTTCTGCAAATTCATTTCTATAATTTTCGTTAAGAAAATGCACTGTTATTTCAATATTATCAACACCATCCTGTTTAAATTCTGGCATTCCTTCCCACGCATTTTGATAATCTATTTCATTTTCAGAGGCTAACATAGCTGCAATATTCCCGTAATCTTTACCGAGATTTCGGAAATATTCTTCGTCCATCCCCGCCTGTTTGAGCAGGTTGGCGTCCCAATTACTCAACTCGTCCCAGTTCCACGCGCCGACCGCGCCAGCGTGAAGCAGAATAACCGCCTTGCGCCGCTCTTCGTCCGTGAGATAACGACTGGCTTGCAACGCCCAAACTTCAAAATCCTTGCCCTTGACTGTCATCCATGCCATATACCTCTGGTGGCCGTCGTATAAATCAGCCATGCCATTTTCGTCAAACGGCGAGATTGCCAGCGTCTGCGGCTGACCGAGTTGTTTTTCAGATTCTATCAATCGCTCCGCCTGCGCCTTCGTAGAGTAGCGCGGGTTGTCAGACCAGGGGCGAATTGCGCCGAGTTTAATTTTTACGGGCGTCCAAACTAATCTATCCATTATCCGTATTCTACCATTTTTACATGCGTTTTAACATCTCGAATGGCGATTCAGGCGACAAAACAAACGGATAACCGCCCCGGATGATGGTCGCGCCGAGTACATGCGCGTCACGTTTGGCGTCGCGCTGCATGACATACGCCAGCCGCGTCTCATCCACGCAATGGCCGGTCTGAATCGCCCAATATTTGCCGGACGGGTCACGGTTGACGCTCCAGCGGTGAGAATGCCCCATGATGATATGCTGATGATGTTGCACGGCCAAATCCACAGCCGCCAAGCGTCCGCTGGGACGCGGATGCGTGACGCGAAATGTGCCTTTTTCAGTTTCTATAAAACTGTAATAATATGGGGCTATCTGCCAACGGTCATCGCCGTTCCGTCCGATTTGATGTAAAAATTCGCCGGCGTCCAGTGCGCGGTCTATCGTCCGCAAATAGCGGTCATCATGATTGCCAAAATCCACCACGATTTTCTCGAATGATTGCATGGAGCGAAATACGCCGCGCGCCGCCGCCAGTTCACGTGAAAGCGGACTGTCTGAATACATTTCCAGCAGTTTGGCGCGCAATTCTGTGTCGTTGCGCTCCTCAGCCAGCCGCAGAATTTTGTCCAACATCTGTTCGTCCGCGCCCGTCCACGCCGCGCCCCACGCGGAGAGCGAATCATAATGAATTAAATCGCCGGCCAGGTGGAGAGTTTTAATACCCCACGCAAACGCCAAGTCAAGCACGCGATTGATAAAATCGGCGTGTTGGAACGGGGCCTCTATGTCGGACAAAATCAGCGCGTCACCCTGCGTAGTGATTGCGCCGTCATGGATTTTGAATTGCGATTGTGGAATAACAGAGGTATTGAGTCGAGACGACCGCACACTGACACTGTTATATGAGCGATTGAGTGCCGCCGCAATGTCGAAATTACTCATTCCCCCATTTTTCATCTCGATTAAATGCTGTTCCTCTGCCTTCGTCCATGTCCGGCGTGTCATCAGTTATTCACCGCCACTGCTCTGGTTCGATGTTTTTTAATGGTGGCCAAATCAATTCACCCATCACCAGTATTTTACCATTTTTTTAACAAAAAAAGCGGGGCGCGTGATTGCGCCCCGCAGTTTCAGAGTCCGTCAGGCTTAAGTTGTTGCGTCGTCATTTGCCAGTCCGAGTTCAAATTTTTCATGTGCTACCCTCAGGGCTTCGGCTTCGGTGTGGCAGTTGCATAATGTTCTAATGCGCACCGTGTTTGACAGACTGACTGTTTGCAAAAATTTCTTTGAAGGCATCTTCCTGCCCGCGCTGATATTCAGATAGGCAGTGGGCGCACTGACACGGTAATTCGCTCGCCATGTCAATGCCATCATACATTGCGTCATTATATCCGCATTGCCAAGCGTCAAAACCGTTTTGCCATGCGCTTTGATTATGTTCGCTCATACTTTTCTCCT